TTGTTTGAGCCAAAGTTTACAGAGCTAGATAACATTCCGGTTGGGATGTTTGAGCGATTCTTACAAGCCACTGGAGGCAGGTAGATGACATACTTAGAAGCAATTAACAACGTCCTCCGCAGGTTACGAGAAGATGAAGTATCAACAACTAATGAGACTTCGTATTCTGCTCTGATAGGCGACCTAGTAAATGACGCAAAGAAGCTAGTAGAGGATTCGTGGAACTTTTCTGCACTACGCAGCACCATTCAAGTTTCCACTGTGGTGGGTCAGCCAGAGTATTCTCTTACGGGCTCGGGTCAGAGTGCGGTAATTAAACAAGCACTTAACAGTAATGGTCAGGGATTTTTAACACTAAACACTATCCCATATTTTGATAACCTGTACTTTAATCAAACCCCTGCAAATGGCTCGCCTACTGACTACGTTGTAAGTGGCGTAGATGATAATGATGATTTGAAAGTAAGGGTGTATCCGCAGCCTGACGCTGTGTACACACTACGCTTTGACATCGCTGCACCACAGGCTCTACTCACAACAGATGCTACTAAGATTAAAGTCCCGTATCATCCTGTCGTACAGATGGCCTACGCTATGGCTCTTCGCGAAAGGGGTGAGACAGGCGGTCAGTCAGCAGCAGAACAGTTTGCCGTAGCTTCGTCAGCGTTGTCAGATGCAATAGCAGTAGACGCTAACCGTTACCCAGAAGAAACAACATATAGGGTGGTGTAGATGGCTCAACAACTACAGAGCATTACAATCACAGCTCCGGGATTCGCAGGGATAAACACCCAAGACGCACCTCTCGCGCAAGAGCCTAGCTTCGCTGCTGTTGCAGATAACTGTGTGATTGATAAAGAGGGAAGGATAGCTGCCAGAAAGGGTTATACCATGATCTCTACTAACGGAGCTGCGGTACTAGGCACATCCGATGGCATTGAGTCTATGGGCGAGTTTGTTGCAAATGACGGGGATACTATTTTCTTCTCGGCAGGAAACAATAAAGTCTTTTCAGGAACTACCACTCTAACTGACTTGACACCTGCGGGATATACCATTACCGATAACAATTGGAAGATGGTCAGCTTTAACGGTTCGATGTTTTTCTTTCAGCGTGGATATGAGCCTTTACTTTACAAGGATAGCACTGGTGTTTTTGACCCTATGTCAGCTCACGGACACGCTACAGGTACTCCGCCGCAAGGTAACGAGTGTCTAGCTGCGTTCGGTCGTTTATGGGTCGCAGATTTTGCGGACAATAAATCTATTATCTACTGGTCTGACCTATTAAACGGCTCACACTGGACAGGAGGCTCTACAGGCTCGATTGACATTACTACTGTCTGGCCTACAGGGTACGACACGATCGTTGCTCTAGCGGCTCACAACGGCTTCCTAGTGATATTTGGCAGGAACTCTATCGTCTTGTATTCAGGAGCGGAAAGCCCCGCTAACATGACCCTCGCGGATACCATCTCTAATGTGGGTTGTGTGTCGCGAGACGCAGTGGTGTCTACAGGTAAAGATCTTATTTTCCTTGATGACTCAGGGGTTAGAAGCCTAGCAAGAACCATTCAAGAGAAGTCAGCCCCAATTGGCGACATATCTAAGAACGTCAACAACGATATCAAGTCTCTCTTCGCGGCAGAAACTGGGAATATTAGCATGCACTACTCGCCTCGTGAGGCGTTTGTGTTACTAAACTTCCCACAGTTAGCCGTAGTATATTGCTTTGATACTCGCTTCCCTCTACAGGATGGAAGTTTTAGAGCAACCACATGGTCGCACATCAACCCATTAATCTTTGCTAATACCTCTACCGAGTCTTTATATATTGGCAACAGCGCGGGGATCGCTCAATACATAGGATTTAAAGATGGAACAACAAGTTATCTTCTTAGCTACTTTAGTCACCCTCTTAGCTTTGGCGATACATCTAACTTGAAGTTCCTAAAGAAGATAAACCTCACTACTTTTGACGGGGCGGAGGCTACAGTAGTACTTAACTGGGCATACGATTACTCCGGTGCGTACAGGAAGCAAGCGTATACCTTACCAAAGTCGAATGTGGGACAATACAATATCTCAGAATTTAACACCGAGGCAGAGTACTCTTCCTCTATTGCACTAATAACGCGAAAGAAAATCAATACGTCAGGACAGGGTACAGTAGTAGCCGTTGGCGTAGAGACCACAGTTGATGGCAAGACAATTGCCTTGCAAGAAATTAATATTCAAGCCCTAATGGGAAGGATTGTGTAATGTCTAACTACACGAAGATAACGAACTTCGCAGCTAAGGATGCTTTGGTTAGTGGTAATCCCGCTAAAGTAATCAAAGGCACTGAGGTGGGGGCTGAGTACGATGCAATTGCTGTAGCAGTAAATAGCAAATCAAACTCTGAGTCTCCTACATTTACAGGAACGGTCACCGCAGCCAACCTAGTGGTTAGTGGTACGTCCACATTTGATACTATTGATGGAGGTACTTACTAATGGCTTGGTATGATAATTTAATTGGCAGTCAAACAGGCAACCTCCTCGCGGGATTGGGTGGTTTTGCTGCACAAAACGAAGCAATCAAAGATATACAAGGTCTTAGTGACGATGCTTCTACGGCTATCTACGGGCAAAACTATACAGTGCCTCAAGGTGGTTTAATTGGCGAGATAGATCGTCAGTCTACATTTAAACCTTTTGGTGTTACTACAGCTACAGGTTCGCGAGCAGGCTTTAGCTCTACCGGAAACCTAGATACTAGCCTTAGCCCTACCGAGCAGGCTCTACAAGAGCGAATGCTAGGTTTTGGCAGTAGAGCATTTGGGTTTTTAGATGACCCTGCTGCAAGAGAACAAGAGCAAGGCCAGATTATCGGCATGCTTACGCAAGACCCTACGCAAAGGGCTGCGCGAGAGCAGGAAATCATGGGCAACCTCACAGCCCTGCAAGCACCTGAGCAGGAGCGTCAGCGCCTTGCGCTCGAGGAGCGTCTATTTGGTCAAGGAAGGACAGGTGTTCGCACAGGTATGTTTGGTGGCACACCAGAGCAGTTAGCCCTTGAAAAGGCTATACAGGAGCAACAAGCGGGCTCTGCATTAACAGCTATGGAACAGGCTCGCGCAGAGCAAGCCTTGACCTCACAGCAAACACTGGCAGGACTAGGTGAAACACGCAATCGGTTTGATTTGTTAGGTCAGCTAGGTCTACAATCTTTACCTGCTGCCTACCAAGGACAGAACCAACTTCTTGCAAATCTTAACCCTGCGCTAGATGCATTTAGAACTAGCCAAGCCCTTCGCGCAACAGGTTTAACTACAGGAGCAGGACTAGCAGAGTCAGGACTAGAAGCGCAGCTAGGCTTTGAAGGTCTTGCGGCAGCGTTACGTCAGCAGCAGTTCCAAGGTTTGTTTGATCTACTAAAGGGTGAGCAAGCTGCCGCAGCGCCTACCACAACGTCTTCAGCAGGTGATTTTTTTACTAACTTCGCCAAACAGCAAGGTGCTTTTTCGTCCAACCCTGAAGCTCTAGCGGCTTATGAAGCACTTTTAGGAGGTTAAACAATGGCTATTAATATAAACACACTTTTTGCGGACATTATTGATACGCCTAAGCAACGTCAAGAGAAGCTGCTACAGCAAGGCATGATGCAGGGTAAGTTGCTGTCTTCTAATCTTACCGGATTAGCTAGAGCAGCAGCCCCTCTTGCTCAAACAGCAGGTCAGCTAGGCGTACAACGCAACGAAGACTTGCGCCGTGGCGTACAACCTATGCTTGGGTTAGATCCAAGAAGTAGTGGCGAAAAAATAGGCGAGCAGATTGCACGGTTAGACATGTCTACGCCTTTGGGAATGCGTCAAGCTGCGGAAATTTTACAGTCCACTAATCCTGTTCAAGCAGCAGCTTTGCGAGCAGCGGCATCTCAAAAAACAGTTGAACTGGCGGATAAAGCCAGACAAGTATCTAGACAAGATACCGCAGATCTATTGCAGCAAGAGTCGGCAGATCGTGCAGCAAGAGGAGAAGATCGTGCAATTGATGCAGCAGAAGAGCGCGTCACAAGATTTAATGAATGGAAAGAAAGTAATGCAACTCAGCAAGCGTTACAAGTCTTAAATTTAGAGAACGCGGAAACTAGTGCTGCGGCAGCAAAGACAGTGCGCGAAGGTAAAACCGAGTTAGAAAAACAACTAGCGGCAACTTACAATCAAGATATACCAGAAGAAAAAATGCTGCACGATGCGGTTTTGTCGGGCATGTTTACTCCTGCCAAATTAGAAAAATTAATATCTGGTGATCCTAATAGCTTACGCTACACAACTGCTAGATTTATGAACTCTGAAACAGGCAGAATGGAAAACTACAATATTGTTATTGACCCTAACAATGACAATGAAGTTACTAAGTTGAATCTAGCGTCTAGCCAACCACCGCTTGGGTCAGTTTTTAAGCCAACTAGAATGCCAAACGCATCAGGCGTGGCGCTAAAACAAACAATAAGAAAAAATCCAACATTAAAGGCTTTTACAGACAGCACTAAATGGTTTGCAGGAGACCAAGCTATTACTATAGATTCTCTAGCAAACTTAATTGATTTTATTTCGCAAGAGCGTGGCATTTCTCAGCAAGCAGCAATTCAAATAGTTGAGGGCATGAACCGCGAGGATGTTGCGGCAGGAGTCTACATGCCAAACGCTAGCGAGCAATCGTCTGTTAAACCTGCGCTAGAATATGACCCCGAAACTGGCAAACTCAAATCCACAGGAGGTTAACACATGGATGAAATGATTTTAGTTAATCTTCCTGATGGCAGTGTGGCTAGTTTTCCTGCGGGTACGGCAGAACAGGATATAATTTCTTCCATTAAAACACACCTTAGCAGTCAGGGCGACACAGTTAACGAGCCTCAAGAGACTGCTGCTGCCGACACTTTAGTTGATGATTTTTCTGGCATGGAAAGGTTTGCGTTCGAGTTTAATACTTCGCCAAATCTCACTGGCAATATTGCATTGTTAGCAGAAGCCGCAATCCCTATGGGTTACTTTGGCGATCCTTCCAATGAGGGCAATGGTTTTTATACAAGCCCGAGCGAAGCATACGGCGAAGACTACGATGATCTTTCTTACGATGAAAAGCGTCAGCGAATTCAAGAATACAGACAAAAAGTTTATCAAGCTAAATATCCTGAGCTTTATCAAAGAGCAAGGATAGATGGCGAAAGCACTGGTGGCATGGGACTTTTTGGCGCAGTTGTAAAGGGCATAGCAGATCCCTCAACTTTATCTCCCGTAGGCAAAGGATTAAAACAAGTCGCTGCAATTAGTGGTCTTCTAGCAGGAGGGTACGAAGCTACTAGAGGTCTTGCTGAAGATGGCGAGATTGATTACGCCATGACCGGCCTAGCCACAACGGGCGGAGCAGCGTTTGGAACAATGGCAGACAAAGCCATCAGAGCCATTAAGCCAAATTACAATAGATTAAAAACCGCATTAAACGCCAGACGAACCGAGGCCGACACACTCGCGGCTAACGAAAAAATGGTAGAGATTAATTCTAAAATAATTGAAATGCGAGCAGAGGGTTTAGATCTTGACAACCCTGTAATTGGCGCTGTGTCTCGGTTGGGCATTGAGCCTAAAGAAGCGATCAAAGTATTAGGCACTGCCACCGAAACATTTGATTTGCCAACTCCCGAAATAGCAAATGCTATTAAAGAATTTCAACATACACTTGACGTTGCCGCAGTGCCGCAAGGTTGGGTGGCAGATATGTTGGGCTCTGTTTCTACGGGTATTAAAAAAATCAGCCCTGAATTATACAAGTCAATGCAAGAGTTTGAGCTTAGAACTCTTACTCGCAACGCCACATACATGAAAAACATACAAGGCTTTGAAAAAATAGAGAAAGCCATACCTGCCAACCAAAAAGACGCATACGCAACACTACTTGCCAATGGTGATTACGATGGCGCAATAGAGCTAGCATCTAATTACGGTATCAATGAGGTGCGCATCGGTGGAAGACTAACTGGGGAGTCTAGATCCGTTCTGGATATTATGGATGGCGTTAAAAGAACTTTAAAAGATATTCATGAATCAAGACTCACGATAGATGAAAATGCCAGAGAAATTCCTGACTATTTTCCTCGCATAAATAAAGATGTAGAAAAAACAAGACTTGATCTAGGGTTAAGCAATATAGAAAACAGCAGACTAGACAAGATGTTCAAAGACAAAGCTAATTCTATGAACAGAGAAGTGTCTGACTTAACTCAAGCGCAAAAAACTTCTGTGATGGAAGCATTCTTAAAAAATGATGTTAGGTATTCCATTAAAGAAACTACACCTAATCAATATAAGCGGCGCGAAATTGCGGTGTTAGATTCTGATCTCATTAAGAATTACGAATCGCCCACTAACGCTTTGACAAAATACATCACACGAATGACCAATGACACAGAGACTAAAAGATTATTTAACAATGTGTCTGCGCTAAAAAGCGATGAAGGAGAAATGAACATTAGCGAAAGCATCGGAGCATTAGCTAATGACTTGTTTGATTCTGGTGACATCAACTCCGCAGAAGTAAAACAACTACAAAAGTTTTTATCAGCAAGACTTGAGGCGGGGACTCAGCCGGCGGGAAAACTTGGTCAATTTTTTAATGACTTAAAAGCAGTCAGCAACATGATACTTCTCGGCAACCCATTCTCTGCTGCTACTCAGCTAGGAGACTTGTTTGTTGCAGCTCACCGATACGGAATTAAGAATACGCTAGGCTCTGTAGTAAAAGGCATTACTGGTCGCGGCGATATTAACGTAGAAAAACTTGGCTTAACTAATATCATTGCAGAAGACATGAACAACCCTAGCAGTTTGGCAGGGGTATTGGATGGCGCTTTAAAATACTCGGGCTTTAAAGCAATGGATAGACTTGGAAAAAACACCGCATTAGAAGCGGCATTTAAGATGAACAAAAATCTTGCCAAAACAACAGCGGGGGTTGCAAAACTTAAAGATAAATGGGGTGATGTGTTTGGCGCAGAGTTTAACGGACTGGTGCAAGACCTTGCGCGAGGGCGGGTATCAGAAAACGTAAAGCTGTTAATGTTTAGCGAGTTGTCAGGACATCAGCCTATTTCGTTACTTGAAATGCCGTTAGCTTATCTGGAAAACCCAAACGGAAGAATCCTTTATAACTTAAAAAGTTTTGCCATCAAGCAACTAGACATGTTGCGCAATAGTATTGGCACAGAATACGACAAAGGCAACTACAAAGAAGCGGGTAAAATTCTGCTATCTTATGCGACCTTGGTTGGCGGCGGGTCTGTGGCGGTAGAAGAGTTTAAGAACGCTATCAAAGGCAGAGGTGTTGATGCCGAGAGAATACCTGACAACGCAATAAAGTTTGCGTTAGGCACTTTGCTGACATCGAGGTATACGGTAGAAAACAAGCTACTCAGAGGCGACATAATAGGCACAGTGCAAGACGTTGTGTCTCCACCTACAACAGCTTTGTCAAACGCGGGGCGGGACATATTTTCAACTGTGGAGTCTTTGTTTAAAGGCGAGCCAGTAGACCCTAAGGCGTTAAGAAGTTTGCCAGTCGCAGGTCAGGGGCTATACAACTTCTTAGGCGGCGGCGCTGAAGCGTTCTTAGAGAAAGAAGAACGCGAGCGCTACAGAGACTAAAACTTCGGGACGCGCCTCTCGCTCATGTTAGTGAGGGGCGCTTCCTTCACCTCGTTCTCAATCAAGAAGTCGCAGAAGTGTTTTATCTTGCGCAGGTCTTCGATCCCACCTTTGTCTCTCCACCGAGAGATGTACTTGATAATCGCCCCTTCACAGAACTGCATCTCATTCGCGAGGATGTACTCAATAGGCTGAATCTTTAGCTTCTTGTAGTGGTCACCTGCCACCTGATGGTCTGTTGCGCTCAATGTAGTAACTCCTCATTCTCGTGCTTGTCTTCTACAAACTGCATGAAATGTTTTCTCATGAAGTCGTTCTTGTTTACGAACT